CATAAGGAGACGAAATGAAGCCGACCACCCTGCGCGAAGCGCGTCAGGCGCTCGCCGCTGCCCGCGATAAGGCCAATGTTTTTCTGAAGGAGTTCACCGTCGATGGCGAGCTGAAGATGGGTGCCGAGAAGGTATCCGAATTCCGCTCCATGAACGACGAAATGACCGAGCTGGGCAAGCTCGTTGACGGCTTCGCTGCCGCCGAGGAGATCGCCGCATCCGTCGCGACCTACGAGCGCGAGGAGAAGAGCGCCGGTTCCGGCCGCTCCCTGGTCCCGAACGGCGACGGCCGCCCCGCCCGCGCAGAGACGCGAGAGTTCGGCACCATCCTCCGCGAGAACGTCGGCTACAAGCAGTTCCGCGCCAACGGCCTCCGGGGTACTGCGGTTATCGAGCTGAACGATGCCGAGGCGAAGACCCTTATGACCCTGAGCGACTTCGCCGTCCCCCCGACCCGCCGCGCGGGCGTGGTCGAGAGCGTGCAGAACCGCGTCTCCATCGTGGACCTGCTCCTGCCCGGCAGCATCGACGGCCCCTCCCTCACCTACCTGGAGGAGACGACCTTCACCAACGCGGCGGCCGAGACGGCTGAAGCGGGGCTGAAGCCTGAGGCGGCGCTCGACTACACGGAGCGGACCGACAATGTCAAGAAGATCGCCGCTTGGATCCCGGTCACGAGCGAGACCCTGGCCGACGTGTCCGCCGCGCAGTCGATGATCGAGGGACGCCTCTCCTACATGGTGGCTCAGCGCCTCAACAGCCAGCTCCTCGTCGGTGACGGCACGGGCGCGAACCTGCTCGGCATCATGAACCGCACCGGTATCCAGACCCAGGCCAAGGGTGCCGACCCGACGCCGGACGCGATCTACAAGGCGGTTACGAAGGTTCGCATCGGCGGCGACGCCGAGCCGACGGCCATCGTGCTGCACCCGAACGACTGGCAGGACATCCGCCTGCTCCGCACGGCGGACGGCGCGTACCTCTTCGGCGGCCCGGCCGACGACGCCCCCGAGCGCATCTGGGGCTTCGACGTCCGCTCGACGGTCGGCATCACCGAGAACACCGGCCTCGTCGGCGCATTCCGCCCGCACGGCCAGTTCTTCCTCCGCGAGGGACTCCGGATCATCATCAGCACGGAGCACGCGGACTTCTTCATCTACAACAAGGTTGCGATCCTGGCCGAGATGCGCGGACTGCTCGCCGTGTACCGCGCGGCGGCGTTCTGCAAGGTGACCGGCATCTAGCTTCCTGGGTGAGGGGCGGGACACGCCGCCCCTCCTCCCTCAGCACCTCTCTCCCTCTCCCACTCAACAACACAGGAGGCCAGGATGGCAGTCATCGAAGGAGCACGCTACCGGGGCGGCACGACCGACGCTGTGGCGTCCGACGTGGTGGACCTGGTGGGTGCTGGCGTTCCCACCGACGGCACGACCGGCGCTGGCGTGGCCGGGAAGGGCGCGCGCTATACCGACGTAACAAACAGCAATCTCTACATCAACGCAGGGACCAAGGCGTCGCCGGTCTGGAAGTTGGTCACGCGCGCCGCGTAGGCGCAGCGTAGGAGGCAGGCATGGCCGAGTTCAAGGCCCCCGCGCACATCTACCTCTCGAACGACCGGGGCCGCGTCGTGGCCGAGGATGACCCGGACGCCGGGTGGCTCCTGGCCGCGCGCGGCCAGCTCGTCGCGCCAGGCGAGGTGGAGCGGTTGGGCCTCGACCGCCCCGCTCGCGCGCCGGGGCGGAAGGCCGTCCCCCCCACCGAGGATGCCGCCCAGGACCCCGCAGAGGATGCTGAGGAGACGCCGGAGGACGACGCTGCGCGGGAGCGGGGTGCCAACGCGGCACTTCCCGGTGCCCCGGAGACCAAGGACGTGCGACCGCGACCGCGCCGCGCGCGCAAGGGGTAGGACATGAGCATCGACCGGTCGGCCGCACCCACGCAGCTCCTCCGCCGGACCGGCGGCACCCTCTCCGTCACCTACTACGCCGACGGCGTGGTGGTTGATCCGGGCGTGGTGACGGTGGCGCTCATGCGTGCCGACGGCACCGCGCTCGTCCCGGCCGCCGGGCTCACCGCCTCCGGGACCGGCGCGGCGGCGCGTACGATCACCCTCACCCCCGCCGAGACGGCCGCCATCGACATCCTGACCGCCACCTGGACGAGCCCCACCCGCGGCACCGTCACGACCGACGCGGAGATTGTGGGCGACTTGCTTTTCACGGTGGCGGAGGCGCGCACGTTCGTCTCCGGTCCCGGCGCGCCGCTCGCCAGCACGACCAAATACCCCGCCGCCATGATTGAGGACGCGCGGGCGCGCATCACCGACGAGTTCAACCTCGTCTTGGGTTTCTCGCCCGTCCCCCGGCTGCGGCGCGTCATCCTCGACGGGCTGTACTCCGGCGTCCTGACCCTGCCCGATTTCCGTGTCACGACCATCCGCAGCGTCGAGACCCGCGCGAGCGGGGGGAGCGCCTGGACGGCCTACACGCTGGCCGCTCTCGACGATACGTTCGTGGACTCCGGGGGCGTGCTGGCGATGGAGACGGGCGGGGCCTGGCCGAGCGGGCGGCGGAACGTGCGCGTGACCTACGAGCACGGCATGCAGCGCACACCGCGCGATCTTGGCCGCGCAGCCCTCATCGTCCTCGTTGACCAGCTCGTCGCCTCAAACGTGGGCGAGCGGACGTTGAGCGTCTCAAACGACGCCGGGACGTTCCGCCTCGCCACAGCAGGCGAGCGCGGCGCATATTTCGGATTGCCTGCCGTTGACTCCGTGCTCGACCGGCACCGGATCGTCCGCCTGGCGGTGGGCTGATGGCCGCAACGTCGCGCGTCCCGGCGCTCTACACCGCGCTGGTGGACCTCTGCCTCGCCGCCCCCGGCTACGCGGATGTCCAGATCTACTCCGCCCCCATCGCCCTGGAGCAGACCGCGCCCGAGTCGATCCAGTTCGACGACGCCACGCCGACCCAGGCGTGGGGCGCGCTGGGAAACAAGGCGCGGGATGAGGAGTTCGATCTTGGGCTCACCATCTCCGTCGTCGTCCCCGGCGGCGGCGAAGAGGAGATGACCGCCGCGCGGGATCGGGTGTTCGCCCTCCTCGCGGTCCTGGAGCTGCTGCTCCGCACCGACCCGAGCGCTGGCGGGTCCGTCCGCGTCGCGCACGTCACCTCCGCCCCCCTCACCCAAATCCCCACCCCGCAGGGTCGGATGGCTATTCTGTCCGTGACGGTCCACGCGAGCGCCCGCCTCACAATCTAGCCCCCCCCCTAGGAGGAACCTTGAAGCTTCGTTATGTCGGCCCGTACGACGCCGTGGTGTTCCGCCTGCCCGACGGCACCCCCGTCGAGGTGACCCGGAACCACCAGGTTGAGGTGCCGGACGAACTCGGCGCGCGCCTCATCGAGCAAGAGGACATCTGGCGCGAGGTCGCGCCGCGCAAGTCCGCCACGGCTGACGAAACCGCCGGGAATAAGGAGTAATAATTATGAGCATGGGCACCGGTCTCTCGTCCCAGGTGGGCTTCGGGCAGGAGGTCACCTACGGCACCCCCGTCACGGTCACGCGTTTCGTCGAGTTCGACAACGAGTCGATGACCCCGGATGTGGCGAAACTTTACACGCGCGGCATCAACCAGATCGTGCAGCGATCCGGCCGCGTGAGGACGTACATCAAGCGGCACAGCGGCAGCCTCGCCCTTGACGTCATGAATAAGGGGATGGGGCTGTTCTTCAAGCACGCGCTCGGCACCTCGACCATCGCACAGGTCGGCGTCACGCCGGTATACAAGCAAACCCATACCCTCGACACCATCACCGGAAAGCGCGGTCTCGGTTTGACGATGCAGCGCGGTATCCCGTCCGTGGACGGCGTGGTCAACCCGTTCACACACGCGGGCGTCAAGATCGCGGAGCTGGCGCTGAGCCAGGGGATGGACGCGAACCTGAAGATGACCCTCACCCTCGACGCTGCCCCGACGGTCAACACCGCCACCGCCCTCGCCGCAGCCTCCTACCCGGCGGCCTCGACGCCGTTCAGCTTCATCGACCTGGTGATTACCGTGGGCGGTGTCTCGCAGTCGGTCAAGACGTTTGAAATGGCGGTCAAATGGGCGATGGACATGGAGCGTCGGTTCGCTGGCAACGTCCGCAAGGAGCCGTTGGCGAATGGCGAGGCGGTGGTCGAAGGCTCGTTCTCGAAGGAGTTTGAGTCGCTGGCGGTCTACAACGCCTGGATCGGCGGGACGACGGCCTCCCTCGTCGGCACCTGGGCGGTCGCGGGCACCGACGACCAGCTCGTCATCACTATCCCCGTCCTCGAGTACACCGGCGGCGAGGTGGGCGTCAGCTCCTCCGAGGTCGTGCAGCAGGATGTGCCCTGGAAGGCCCTTTTCAACGGCACCGACCCCACCGTCAAGGTCGAGATCTACAGCACCGATACGGCGTACTAGATGGCGGGCCGCGTCGTCGTCACCGGTCTGCGTGAGCTGATCCGTGACCTACGCGCGGCCGACGCCACCCTCCCCAAGGAGCTCTCCCGCGCCACCAAGCGGACCATCTCCGATATCCTGGTGCCTGAAGCGCGCAAGCGCGCGGAGGCCAACCGCCCGGCAGCAGGGCCTGACCAAGGGCGCGCGTGGAACCGGCAGCGGCCGCAGCAGCACTGGGGCGACCTCGTGCAGACGGTGCGCGGCCTCGCCACCGCCCAGCGCGGGCAGATCGCCCTCGGCAAAAACCGCGTCCCCTGGGCCGCCGGGCACGAGTGGGGCACCACCGGGAAATTCCCCCAGTTCCCCGCCCGCTCCCGCACCGGGCGTATCCTCTGGCCCGCCCTGGAGGCGCGCCACGACGAGATCCTCGACGCCTACACCGACGCCCTAGCCGAAATCACCCGTCGGGCCTTCCCCGAATAGACTGGTCACGTATCTCCCCACCAACAGAGGCACCGATGGTACGACGGAGCGCCCCGGCGGAGCAGCTCGCGCTCGACATCGACTCGTTCGATGCGCGGGAT